AACAATTAGATATATTCATACCACACTTTGATGAGTTTATGAAAGATAAAGATATTGATTATAAAATATTTGTAATTGAACAAAGGGATGATAGACCATTCAATAGAGGTAAACTTATAAATGTTGCTTGTAAAGAAATACCTGATGAGTATGATTATTTTTGTTTTCATGATGTTGATATGTTACCTATGAGTGATGATTGTGATTATTCATATCCACATACACCTCGGCATATTGCTGGTGAGGTGGAGGCACATAACTATCAATTACCTTTTGTAGAATATATCGGTGGTGTGTTTTTGATAACACGAGAGGACTTTAAAAAAATTAACGGATACTCAAATGAATATTGGGGATGGGGAGTAGAAGACTTAGATTTGTTATTTAGAATCAGAGAAAGTGATATAAATCTTGAATCACATATCGATATATTTAATGTTACTAAACAACCAAGATATCCATTGGATGATGTGATTGTTAGACCTAACATAAATGCAACAGACGTAAAAGAATTGTACTCATTAGATTTTGATGGTAAAAGTACATATACTACTTTACCAACAAATCCTCATATTGATAATATAACAAGTGATAGCTTTACTTTTTCTTGTTGGGTTTATCCAAAGTCAATACCACTTGAAGACGGAGATTCGTATGGAATAGTACAGAGACCAGGTTTTCATACTGGAATAGAATATATGAATGATGAGGGTAATGGTGCTTTTAGAGTTGGTTGTTGGGACATGGATGATAATTACTATTTTGTAAAGTCAAGGAGAGTTACGTTTCAATGGTATAATGTTTGTTGTGTTGTTGATAAAAAGATAGGTGATATAAAATTATATATCAATGGGATTGTGGCAAAAGACTTCGATGGTAAGTCAGAGTTTGGTAAAGCCAAATTAAGAGACTATAGGGGTAAACACTATTTTATTGGTTCGAGTGATAGTGAAACAAATTGTATGGATGGTAGAATATCTTCTGTTTCTATTTTTGATTATCCTCTTTTACCTAACGAGATTGGTACGATTTATCAAAGAGGTGTTAGTAACCCTAATGTCAAATCAAAAAATCCTAAAAAAACATATAATACCATTAGTCCACCTGTTGCTTATTTTTCATTTAAGAATGGATATCATAATATTATTTTTGATGATACTAAAAAATCATTAAAAGCACAAGTATCTAATTTTGACGAGTCTCAGTTAAAAAAAGAAAATCTTTTTCCAGATGCTAAAACTGATTTACCAGTCAGAAAAAGGGGACTATATAAATCTACTGATAAGAGCACTACAAAGGAAGATATAGAAACATTTCGTAATTATGTTTTACCTTTTTATAATCATGGTAGGTATGCGACAAATCAGTATTATAACAAAGACTTTATCAATACCTTTACTGCTATAGACTTGGTTGAAAAGAAAGGTGGTAGGTATAAATCTTTAGTACATGAGGGTGATGATACCATAGTTCAAAGGTATCTTAAAGGTGAGTATGGTGATAAAAGTGAACCTGATTTAGAACTAAATAAATCTATTTTTTATGATGAGGTCATTACTGGTAGACTTAAAACAAATCAAATAGGACTTAATAGTGTAAAATATAAATTAGTGGATAGTTATGATTTCGATAACGACCATCATTGGATTGGAGTTATAATATGAAGTTTACTAAGAGACAAGTTCTGGCACTTGAGGAACTTAGTAGTGTATTACTTAATGTTGTTCCGTTACTTGAAAACAAATCAAAGGCTAGTGTTTACTTACTTAATTTTTTAGCGAAACTTTTAGAAAAAAATAAAGTTAATTTTTTGACTGATTCATTGACACATGGATTTGGAAAAGTTTTAAATGTTTCTAAAATATTAGATGAGAAACAACAAACTGTTTTGGAAAGATTAGACCATTACTATGAAAATGAAAAGGAAAGAGTTAGTCTAAAAGATGAAATGTATGAGGCACAAAAAAATCATGGTATACTTGATGGTGAAGCCACAAGGTATGAATCAAAGTATTGGGACGCTGTAAAAAGAATTGATGAGTATGATGAGTCTAAAGTTTATTTTGAAAAACATATGTATCTTGAACAAGAAAAATCTCAACAATTAGAAGAAAAATATTGGCAAATGAGAAAGGATTTGGAGAGAGAAATAAAACAGGCAAAAGAAATGGCAGTTGACTTCGAACAAAAGTTTTGGCAAGCAACAAAAGATAAAGATAGAGCAGACGAAGAACGAGTAAACTTTGAAAAAGAAATGTATGCAAAACAAGAACAGAGAGATGGTTGTGATGCAGAAAGAGTTGAGTATGAAAAAAGATATTGGGAATCAGAAAAGAAATCAGAGGCACTTAAAAAAGAACACGAGTTGTATTATAATAGTATGAAAAAACAACTTGACACTTTATCACCAAAAGATAAAAAGTTTTTAATGGAAAGGGTTCTCGAAGAGGACATCTTAAAAAGATTAAAGGAATTGGAGAAATAAAATGGCTAAAAAAGCTACAACAAAAACACTTGATGAAAGAGGAGTTGAGGCCTTAGAAAGTATATCAAATTCTATGGTCAGTATAGAATCATTTTTTCTTGACATCATTGATGCTGAATGGTCGAGTAAATTAGAATGGTATTTACATGAGTTCTTACAATTAAGTAAGGGTAATGTACAAGGTTCACCTGATAGACCAGCTAGAGATTCAGAGAGACAAGAAGTAAAATAATGCTTGGTGTTGTCATACCTTATCGTGACAGAAAAAAACATCTTGAATATAGTTTACCAAGATTGGAAAAGTATTTTAAGTCAAAGAATTTAAAATACAAAATCGTGATTGTCGAACAATGTGATAAAAAACCTTTTAATAGAGGTAGACTTCTAAACATAGGATATGATTTTCTAAAAAACGATTGTGATTATTTTTGCTTTCATGATATTGATATGATACCAATGGATGCAGATTATAGTTTTGTACCATATCCTTGTCATTTAGCAACTGAGTTAAGTTCATGTGATTATGACATCCCATACGATACTTACTTTGGTGGGGTAACTTTATTTCCTAAAGAAGATTTTGAATTAATAAATGGATATTCAAATCAATATTGGGGATGGGGATTTGAGGATGACGATTTATTTTGGAGATGTTTAGATGCTGGTTTACCTACTGATACTATGGAAGTTGGTCAAGATAGTTTGATTAGTAATTCTATGGTATTTAGTAACTCTCATATTGAAATACCAAATATTGATTTTAAAAAAAGTTTTTCAATTGTTGTTAGATGTTTACCTTACAAAATAGTAAGTGATAAAAATAAAAATTATGATGAATGTTTTATTGTCTCAAGGCCAGGATATCATTCAGGAATATCTTTTGATAGTTTTAATAAATATAAAACTGAGATATGGCTAGAAGATAAGGAAAAGGGTTCGAGGTCTATACAAACTGATATTTTATATGAGTCGTGGACACAACTTGTAATGACGATTGACCTTGAAAATTATAATATGTCTTTTTTTAAGGACGGAGTATTTGAGGATGATGTAAATTTTTATGGTGATGTAAAAGATTATGGTAACGTGCCTCTAATATTAGGGGCAGGTAATCCACTTGAAGATGGAAATGAATTTTATTTTAACGGAGAGTTATGTGAGTTTATGTTTTATGAAAATGTATTAGATGATGACGAGATATATAAATTGTATAATAACTCTTTGTCCATACCGCCAACATCACACTACTATGATAGCTCTAAATACTTATCCACGTATTATGATTTTAAAAACATAGTTGATGAAAAGGTCGTTGATATAATGGGAAACAGACATGGTCTTGTAATTGGATGTACACCTAACTATGAGAGAAAAGAACACAAAGTTAAAGTAGATGTACCGAAAAGAAAATCATCTAAATATATCTGTTTATCACATGATACAAATGGATGGGATAATGGAAATTGGAAACATAAAGAAACTCGACTAAATCAGATAAAGTTTTTTAATGAAGTTAGAAATGATATATCTTCTGATGGATATAAGATTGATGGATTGAATACATTGAGATATAAGATAAAAGAAAAAAAAGAAACTGAAAATGTTTCTATTATAGGTGTTGTATGAAACAGCCAAGTAATTGGATTGAAGGAATGTCTATGGAATTAAAGAAAAAGAAAAAGTTAGCTGTTTGTGTACCATTTCGGGATCCTGGTGATGGTGTTAGGGATAAACATCTTGCAGAATTTGTTCCATACATGAACCAATTTTTATCAGAACGTGGATTTGATTTTAAAATATTTGTTGCACATCAATGTGATGATAAATTATTTAATCGTTCGGCTATGAAAAATATAGCCTTTGATGTAGCACGTGAAGAGGGATATGACTATTTTGCATTTCATGATGTCGATATGTTACCTGAAGATGGGGCTGACTACTCATATCCAAATGAACATCCTGTACATATATTTACAAACTTAAGTCAATGGGATTACAGATTACGTGACATTGAATATTTTGGTGGATGTGTTTTGTTTACCAAAGAACAATTTGAAAACGTAAATGGATACTACAATGATTATTGGGATTGGGGTATGGAAGATGACGATTTATTTTGGAGATGTGTTTTAAAAGATTATGCAAAAAGAGAAAAGTTAGAAGGCCCTGGATTAACTGATGGTGGTTGGTTTGATGGAGAGTCAAGTTATATTAGTACTGCACCAAGTCCTGTTTTAAGACATTTGACAAATAGAAGTTTTACTATGGAATTTTTAGTTTATGGTACTATACCATCTGATGTTCCACAATATCTTATTGGGGATGAAGAACGTAAGTATAAACATTTCCCAATCTGTGTTAGAAAAGGATGGGATTATAGAGTTGCCTTTGATAATTCACATACCTATAGTTCTACTATTTGGAATTTTAAAAATGAGTTGTACTATTCTTGGATAAAAAGATATAGTAATGAATGGACTAAAATAAAAGTACAAGTTGATGATAACGAACGGACGATAAGATTTTTTATTAATGATGAGGAGTCTAACTCAAGATATGGAAAGGGTTCGATGTCACCAATGCCATATGATGGTAGATTAAAAAGATATGGTGGTAATCCATATTACTTCGGTTGGAACCCAAGTAGTGATTTATTTTTTAGAGGTAAGATGGCTGATATAAAATTTTATGACCATCGAGATGAACTTGTTTTACATTATGATTTTTCTGATGTTAAGAACAATATAATACATGACCAAAGTGGTTATGATAATCATGGTGAACTACATAATGTAAAAGTGGAAAAGATGAATATTGAGAATCTTAATGGTAATTGGTTACCTCATCGTAGACCATCAAAGGTAACGTGTCTTCCACATCCAGATGAGGGTATTGTTGATACAAAGTTTGTAAAGGGTGAGACCACAGCTAGAAACGAAAGAATTTATAGATTAGAAATGCAGAAAGGGAAAATTGACATTGAAAAACATGGGTTGACGGATTTAAAATACAAGTTATTGTCAAAAGAAAAAATAGATGATACAGACCATGTTATGATAAATGTAGAATTATAATGGAACACGAATTAGTAAGAATAAATAAAGTATTACCAGAAATACTAAAAAAGACAAGTCCTACTTTTTGTCTTGCAAAATGGCATCATGTGACGATGTATTTACATCTTGGTGAAACTCATAGTTGTTATCATCCACCACCACATGAAATACCATTAGATGAATTAAAGGACAATCCATCAGCACTACACAACACCAAACAAAAGAAGTTAGAAAGAAAACAAATGTTAGATGGTGAAAAACCAAGTGGGTGTCAGTATTGTTGGAACGTAGAGTCTTTAGGTGATGATTATATAAGTGATAGGAAACAAAGAACTGTTTCTATATATCAATCAGACCCAAAAAGAATTGATGAGATTAAGTCACATAGATGGGACTACAATGTTAATCCTGAATACATAGAAGTTTCTTTTGGAAACGCTTGTAACTTCAAATGTGGATATTGCCATCCAAGATATAGTTCTAAGTTTTTAGATGAGATAAGAACGAATGGTGAATATCAAAATATGAATACTGGAAAGTATGACATAGATTGGTTTGTAAAAAAATTACAAGAAGATGAAGAACAAAATCCCTATGTAAAAGCATGGTTTGATTGGTGGCCGACTATGTCCAAGACCTTAAATATATTACGTATCACAGGAGGAGAACCCTTGATACACGGTTCTACTTACAGGATGTTAGACCTGTTAAATGAAAAACCATTACCACATTTAGAACTAAATATAAATACGAACTTGGGAGTCGGTCATCATCTCGTTGATAGATTTGTTAATAAATTAAAACCTATTATAGAAAAAGAAAAGGTAAAAGATTTTAAGTTGTTCACGTCTATTGATATTTGGGGTGAAGATGCTGAGTATTTAAGAACTGGTCTTGATTTACAATTGTTTGAAAAAAATCTACATAAATATTTGACTGGTATTGAAAACTCAAGAATGTCTTTGATGATAACTTTTAATATTTTATGTGTTGTAAATTTTAGGTCTTTATTAGAAAAGATTTTGGAGTGGAGAAAAAAATATAATAATCCTGAATTGTTTGAGAAGGAGTATGAGGGTAATATGGTACAGAGAATTCAGTTCGATACGCCGTATTTAAAAGAACCACCACATTACGATATGAACATATTAACTTCAGATTTTTTACCCTATATGGAAAGTCATCTACTATTTATGGAAGAGAACAAAACCGATGAATCAGTCGGTGGTGGTTATGGAAATGGTTTTGACCAACTCGAAATAGCTAAGTTCAAAAGGGTTGTTGATTATATGAGAAATAAAATAGAAAATCCTGATGAAGAATATGTCAAAAAAGGTAGAGCTGATTTTTATAGTTTCTTTACCCAATATGATAAACGTAGAGACCAAGACTTTTATGCTACATTTCCAGAGTATCATGAATTTATGGAACTATGTAAAAATGAGTATAAAGAACAACAAAAAAATAAAAGACCACCAAGAGAATTGAATCCTAATTTGGGGCCAGATAGAATAAAGATGAAAAGAAACATAGAAGAACTTAGGGCAAAAATAAGGAAGAAGAGAAAAAGTGGATAAGACCATTGTTTATACAGGTGATGGTTTTGTGAATGGACTTCATTCTTTTGGAACAATTTTAAAACATGAACCTTGGAAAAAGAGTATGGAATTAAAAGAAGTAAATACAATAATAACAGGTGGAGATAGTTTCACAGATATGGCTGGTAGTTGGAGAGAACAACTTAGTAATAGGAACTATGATGTACATAGTGCTGCAATTGGTTCTGCTGGTAACAATATGATTTCAAGAGCCACTATAAAGGTAACTTCTAAGTTACTTGATGAGGGAAAGAAACCATACGTTATGGCATGTTGGTCATCTTTAAATAGATATTCCTTTATGGTTGAACCACAAGTTCAATTCGGTATGAGTAGTTATAAAATTCTAAGTGGTGGTAATCCATTCAGTCTTTTACACGAACACATGCCTGCACCTGGTGGAGTAGTTAATTTTAAAGACTATCCATTTGTATGGTTACAGAGTCCTGGTGGACACGCACTTGAGGGTGGTATAGTTGAGGATAAAAGATTACAAAAGTTTTGGGTTGACTTTTATAAAAATTATTACAATGATGAATTGGAGATATTAGAAAACTTAGAACACTTTTTAAAATTACAATGGTTCTGTAAATCACATGATTTAGATTATAAATTTTTCTTTGGATGGAAACACCTTGATAAATCAATGGTTGATAATTTGTCTGATAATACAAGACATTTATGGAATCTTATAGATTGGGACAAGTGGTGGTTTTGTGATGATAACTATGGTGGTATTAACGAATGGACTGAACAGATAGGAATGACAGATGAAGAAAGATTTTGTAGTCCTGGTGATAATCACCCATCTCTAAAAGCACATACACGTTTTACAAATGAGGTTATATCTAAATGGATAAGTTAATAATAACGTCAGGATGTAGTTATACAGGAGCTATTGGTTCAGGCCCACCAACACCAGAAGTAGAGGGATTACCTGATTGGTCACATCTTTCCGATGAAAAAGCTCTTAAATATTATCGAGGATGGCCAGACCATTTAGAAGAACATTTAGGTGTAAAGGTATTAAATGTTGGTGCACCTGCTGCTGGTAATTCTTATATTCACAGAGCTACTCGTTGGGCTATACATGACTCTTTAAAGAAAGGATATAAACCAGAAGACATTCATGTGTTTTCTCAAATATCAAGTCCTGATAGATTTGAACTTTTAATTAATAAAAATGACATTGACGAAACAAGTGGATTCGGATGTGGGTGTTGGGGAAAGTTTTACGATGACGAAGCTGAAACTCATAAAGATATGGATGATTTAGATGGATTTTGGTACAAACATCATGTAGGACATAACCCAAGTAATTTTATTCCAAAAGACACCAAGAATGTATGGTTAAAAAGAAGTTTGATGAACATTGAAGAAAGAGGGCCTGATAACCAATGGGGCCCACATGATTTGATTGGTTTGTATTATGATAAGTTTTATAATGAAGAGTATCACGTTCTGTTAATGATGGAATCAATACTTAACACACAATACTTATGTAAGTCACTTAACATACAATATAATATATTTTTTGGATGGCAAATATTAACTGAGTTACCAACAATGTTTCAGAGGTTGTTTGGATTCATGGGCGGATTATTTAAGGACGATGGGGTTTATGATGGTAGTATATCTTCATTTATAGATAAGAAAATGGATTTACCAAATGTAAATTATATGTTGGATATGGTTGATTGGGATAGAGTTTGGCTTAATGATGAAAAAGGTGGTGGGTTTAGAGAATGGTGTCGAGCTAATTTAGAAAGAAAATATTGGCAATATTCTAAACAAGATAGTCATCCGTCCAATGAGGGACACAAACAATTCGCACAACAAGTTATTGCAAAGTTGTATAAGGAGAGTTATGAAAATTAACGTAGGATACGATAACAAACTTGATAATGGTGATATCTTGAATGGTACACCACAAGACTTTTTTACTAACCCAAGTGATTACAGACACGGCACACCACCTCATGCGTGGTTAAACTTAGTAACACATCTGAGGGACTATTGTAATATAAATTCTATAGAGTTAAACATACAACCATGTTCACATTTTTTAGAACGAGATGAAAAGTTTATATATCCACTTGGTACTTCATATGGGCCAGAGTATTGGTTAGGACTTGATGATGATTATAAACACAAATTGTTCGAGTTCATACCAAGTAGAGTAAAAGAACATATCATAAAAGGTAAAGTTCTTGTAGTGTTGGATTTATCGTTTGAAGGATTTCCCTTAGATTATAATCATCATAATGCTGGATACTTCAATGTTCTTGATGAGATACATAAGAGGTTGACAAGTGAAAAGTTTCCTGAAAAGAATTTTGTTTTTTACAATGCTAATATGTTATCCATTGAACAATATTCTGAGTATTGGGATATAGAAAAGAAATGTAATATTATAGAAGTTTTACACAATGAACGTATGGTTAGAGACCAAATAGAATTACAATTACCAATATATTTTGATGAAATGTATAACTACAAAAAAGATAATTTAGAAAAGATAAAATATTATTTGTGGTTGTGTAGACGTAAAAGGTCTTATAGAATTGCAATGACTGCAGGTTTAAATCAAAGAAATATAATAGACAAAGGTCTCGTAAGTTTTAGTTTAGATTCAGAAGTTAATATAGGAGATATGAGTAAGAAGAGATTTTTAAATGAACATTCATATCCTTATAATAAAGATATAAGTACTTCTGCTTTTTTTGAACATGGTAATATAGAAGAGTTAGTTGATAAGACACCATTTATAGCAGATGTGGAAGATTTTAGTCCTAACCTATCTATGGTTTTTAATAGAGCTCTATATGATAATACTTTTTTTAATTTATTATCAGAAACCCACTTTGATGTCAGAACGATATTTTTAAGTGAAAAAGTTTTTAAATGTGTGGCTTGGTATAGTCCAATATTATTCATGACTACACCTGGTTCTATAGAAAAGTTTGAGTCTTTGGGTTATAAGTCATTTGAACCTTTTATAAATCAAGAATATGATAAAGAAGAGAACAACGGAAAAAGATTAAAAATGATACTTGATGAATGTGAACGTATCTGTGAAATGGATAGTAAGAGTATGTTAGATTGGTACAAAGACCAACGAGAAATATTAGAACATAACTATAATATATGGACAACCAAAAATAGTTATTATCAACCTGCTAAAGAAGTAGCTCAAATTTACGAGGGAGTGTAATTTATGTTTGGAAAAATTAAATTGTTGTACTTCAAAATATATAGGTGGTACAAATTCAAACAACGAATCAGAAAAATGAAAAGAAAAGACCCGTTTATATATAAATGATACATATATTTTATCACGTTGCAACAGTAGATTCTATCGAAGAAAAAGACACCGAGACGTTTGTTAATTTTTACACACGTGCTTCAGAAGACGTATCGTGGGCAGATTACAAAGGTTTATTTAGAGCACAAATTGGTTCTTTGATTAAATACTTTAGACAAGAAGAAAATGTAGAATGTAAGTTAAATATTTGTATTGTTGGTGATGGAGAGGTCTCATTACCAAAAAACTTTGATGATTATTGGGGTGATGAATTAAATGTTATAAAACTGTCATCTAATATTAATGATGGGGAAATAATAACCTTAGATTATTTACACAAATATTGTGAAGAATTACCAGATGATGATGTCGTTTTATATTTTCATACAAAAGGAGTTTCAGTAGGAACTAAGGAAAGAGAAGAACAAAGATTATATCTTGAAAAAACTATATTTGGTAATATCGATGTTGCTCTTGATAAATTAAAAAAGTACGATGTAGTAGGTATTGGTAAATCACATCAAGGAGAAAAGTTAGGTTACTATGGAACACCTGATAAACCATTTAATTTTCCCACTAATAACTTTTGGTGGGCAAATGTATCATATATAAAAAGGTTACCTAATATCTATTCCTTTGATTTAGATTATGATAAAATTTATATAAAAGAACGTGGTAAAGGAGCGTTAACTGGTGGTCATGAATGGCCTGAAGAAACTCGTTATCTAGCAGAACAATGGATTGGATATGCTCAACCAAAGGTTCATGACTTAGTAAAAAACATATCTATAATCACTTCTGTAACTAAACCACATAATGTTGAGATTATAAAAAATAATATTCAATCAATTGATAAGGATGGTTGGGATGTTGAATGGGTGTTGATTATAGATGATAGTTTAGAAAATTTTAAATTTGATATTGATGAGCCTTGGATACAAGTTTGGTTCAAACCCATATTAGGATGGCCAGGTAAACTTGATGGTATAAATTGGGGACTGAGAGTTGCTAACCATGAATTAGTTTATAGATGTGATGATGATAATTTAGTACATCCTAACTTTTTCAAAGGACTTACAGAACTTACTAAACAAGATGCAAAAATGTATATTGTAGCACAAGATTGTGATGAGCAAGGTTATGGTGGGATAGTAAAAACTGATGAATGGTTTAGGTGTGGTAATATAGATACTGCACAGATGATATTTAAAAATCCATACCAAGAATTTAAATATGAGGGTACACCACCACAAGACCCAAAAGACACCAAACATATTGATATACAAGAAGATTGGCATTTTGCAAATGAGTTTAGAGAAAGATATGGTGTTGAAAATATGGTTTTTAGTGATGAGGTTTTGTGTTATTATAATAGACTGAGTTGGGATATAAACATAGTAACGGAAACTAATCTTAAGTGGTAAAACAAATATCAATAATAACTCTTGTAACAAGGCCAAATAACTTAATACTTATTAAAGAGAGTATAGAAAGTATAAGTTGGAACGGATGGGATACTGAATGGGTTCTTATCCTTGATGATGAATTCTTAGGCTTTAATGAGTTTGATGAAGATGATTATATTTCTACCTACTTCGAAAAAATAACTGGTGATGGACTTCTCGGTAAGTCAAGGTCAAGAGGTAGAAATCTTGGACAAGAAGTTGCTAAATATAATTTGACTTTTCACTTGGATGATGATAATTTGTTACATCCAAATTTTTATAATGGTCTTGATGAATTAGTCAAAGATGAAGCTCCAATGTATATTTTCTCACAAGATTGTGGTGACCAACAATGGTGGTATTGGGATAACACACCCTTTAGAATTAGAAATTGTTTTTACGAAGAAAAAACAGATATGACACCTGAAGATAAATCAATGTATGGATACAATCAATGGAGAAAAGGTGCTGTAGATATGGCACAGGCTGTATTTACAAAGGACGATATTTTATTTGACAACTTTGTTGGTGGTAGTAATAACGATGGGGAAGATTTTGATTTTATAAATAAGTACAAAGAAAAGTATGGGAATAAAATAATTTACAAGGATATCGTAATGTCATATTATAATAAATTAGATTGGAGTATCGAGTGAAAAACATAGTTGTATTAGGAGCAGGTGGTTTCATAGGTAATGCTATGGTTAGTCATTTAAGAAAACAAGGACATTGGGTCAGAGGTGTTGACTTAAAGTCACCTGAGTTTTCTTTAACCGAAGCTGATGAGTTCGTGAAAGGAGACTTGACTGATTATAACTTTTGTGATTCTGTTATTAGTACGTTCGTAGACGAAGTTTATCAGTTTGCTGCAGATATGGGTGGAGCTGATTACATTTTTACAGAAGAACATGATGCGGATATAATGTCAAATTCAGCTCGAATAAATTTAAATGTACTTGATGTAATGAAAAGAAAATCTATAAAGAAAGTATTTTATTCCTCTTCTGCTTGTATCTATCCAAATGAAAGACAAAACAAAAAAGGCTCACCTGCATTAAAAGAAGAGTTCGCATATCCAGCGAATCCTGATTCTGAATATGGGTGGGAAAAATTATTTAGTGAAAGATTATATTTAGCTTATAAAAAGAATCATGGATTCGATGTAAAGATTGCAAGGTTTCACAACATATATGGGCCTGGTGGAGTTTTTGATGGTGGTAAAGAAAAGGCACCAGCGGCTATGTGTAGAAAGGCGATAGAGTCTGATGGTACTATGGAAGTTTATGGAGACGGAAAACAGAGACGTTCATTTTTGTATATTGATGATTGTATTAACGGAGTTTCTAAACTGATGGATAGTGAATTATCAGGCCCATATAATATTGGTTCAGAAGAAGATGTATCTATAAATGAATTGGCTAAACTTGCAATAAAGTTTAGTGGTAAGGAAACAAAAATCAAAAACATAGACGTTAAACAGATTGGAGTCAGAACTCGTAATTCTGAAAATAGTTTAGTTGAAAAAGATTTAGATTGGAAACCAAAGTATACTCTTGAAGAGGGATTAAAAAATACTTTTGAATGGATAAGATATAATCATGATACTGAACATTCCGATATTTATGATAACAAAGGCTCACTTGAGTGGTGGAATAAATGAAAAATGTATATCTTTTTAGTGTAAATTTTAAAACAGGATATGGTGAAAATAGTGGATACTATTTACCATACTCTGTTGCTACGTTATGGTCGTATTGCACTACTTCAGATATTGTTACTGATAATTACAAACTAAAAGGATTGTTTTATAAAAGATTAAATCCAAGAGAATATTTAAAAAAACTCGACAATCCATCAGTAGTTGGATTTTCTGCTTATCTTTGGAATGACCAATATAATCTAAAAGTAATAAAATTAATAAAAGAAAAATATCCAAATTGTTTAATAGTTGTAGGAGGCCCGTCAGTACCACAGAAAGGGTTTGGTACAAAAACAGTTGAGTCAGGTAGAAGAATAGATAAAAGTTCTTTACAAGGAAAGTATAAGTATGCAGATGTATTAGTACATAGTGAGGGTGAAATTACTTTCAAACAAATACTTGAAACCTATATTGATACAAATGATTTTAGTGATGTGAAAGGATTGTCTTTTAAAAAGGATGGTATGGTTATCTCAACACCACCACAATTACGAGTTGAAAATTTAGATGATATTCCGTCACCATATACAATTGGTTTATTCGATGATATACTGAAAGAAGAACCAAATGCAAAATGGTCGATGGTAATGGAGACCGATAGAGGATGTCCATATAAGTGTACGTTTTGTGATTGGGGTACGTTGACCTACTCTAAATTAAAAAAGTTTGGTAGAGACAGAGTATATGATGAGATAGAGTGGGTTAATAAAGAAAAGATAGATTTTGTAAACATTGCTAATGCAAACTTTGGTATTTATAATAAAAGAGATTTAGCTATAGCAGACCATATGGTAAAGTGTAAAGTCGAACAAGGATATCCATCTGCTTATCAAATTGCTTGGGCTAAAAATAGTAACGAAAGAATATTAGGAATCTCTGAAAAAATGAATGACGTTGGATTGATGAGAGGGTTGACTTTAAGTTTTCAATCTATGAATCCTGAAACGTTAAAAGTTATCGAACGTTCTAATATGAAAATACAGAAGTTTGAAGAGATAATTGAGAAGTGTGATGAAAAGGGTATACCTAATTATACAGAGATTATACTTGGTCTACCATTAGAAACCTTAGACACTTGGAAAAAAGGTATAAATGATTTATTAGAAGCTGGTCAACATACATCAATGGATTTATGGTTTTGTGAAATTTTAGAAGGTGCACCCTTGAATGATAAAAATCTAAGGGAAGTGTTTGGTATAAAAACAAAACCAATAAAAAATTATATCACAAACAATAATCCTGAAGACGACCCTACACCAGAAATAGTAGAACTTGTTTACGAGACAAACACAATGCCTTTTATTGATTGGTTAGATGCTGTTTTATTCAATGTAATCATAATAAACTTTCACGTCTTAGGGTGGACACAATATGTCAGTAGATATTTAAACAAATATTATAATGTTTCTTACTATAAATTTTATGATGAATTACAAAAGTATATTGTGGAAAACAAAGAATTATTTTTAAATTATTTTTATGAGTTACATTCTACTGATATTAGAGAGGTGTTGGAAACAAAAGACTATTCTTCAAGAAAAGATTACGATGACATTAATATATTAGGTTGGTATTTTTATTGTAGACTTCAGTTTGTTTTACATAAAAATAAGACACAAGTTTTTCAAGAACTACAAAACTTTTATAAAGAACAATTTGGTGATGTCGATAAGCTAGAGTTATCAGAGATTGTAGAGTTCAATAAAGATTTAATTGTTGATTTTAACAACGTTGGTTCTATTTATAAAATATACTCTAAATCATATTATAATCTTTATATGAATAAAGAAGTAATAAATGAAACTACAGGTTATAATTTTTATCCTAAAGAAACATGGACTGATTTTCAAGACTTTGCAGGGAAATTAGTTGGAAGAAGAAAAATAGGGTTTGGTAAAAATATGGTAGACAAAGTTCCGTCCTCTAAATTACCATTTACAGACTATGAGGTTATGAATGAGAATATTAGGAATAAACGCACTGAATCACGACGCGTCCATATCTTTAATTGATAATGGAGAAGTCGTATTTGCTGCACATTCAGAAAGATACTCTGGAATAAAAAATGATTCCGAGTTACATGCTGCTATATTTGCAGATATGTATCGATATGGAAAACCAGATAAGGTTGCTTATTTTGAACGCCCTTGGCTAAAGAAATACAGACAACTCAAGGCTGGTCAGTACAAAGAAGTATTTCAACTTGGCAATACACCAAAGAAATATCTAAAAAGATATATTGGTGAACTTCCTATTAATTATGTTCAACATCACCAATCACATGCAGCTGCTGGATATTACACGAGTCCGTATGATGAGGCATGTATTGTTAACATCGATGCGATAGGTGAGTTTGAAACGGCTACTATATGGTATGCTTGGGGTAGTCACTTTGAAAAAAGATGGAGTATGACTTACCCACAATCACTTGGTTTATTCTATTCAGCTATAACACAACGACTTGGATTAAAACCACAAGAAGATGAATACATTCTTATGGGAATGGCTGCTTATGGACAAGTAAATGAAAAAATAAAATCAGAACTAAGAGAGTTACTTCATCACAATTTACATAGAGGTTGTTTAGGGTGGGATAGTAAATACTATCCTGATGATGGTTCAGAACAATGGAAGTTTCATATTGCAGCAAACACACAATCTGTCATTGAGGAAGAGATTCAAAAGATATTTTTGAAAGCTAAGGAGTTAGTACCTGAAACAGATAATTGTGTATACATGGGTGGGGTAGCCTTAAATTGTGTGGCTAACTCAATCATAGCTCGTGACCATTATCCTAAATTATGGATACTACCAAATCCTGGTGATGCTGGTTCATCACTTGGTTGTGCAGCTTATCTATTTGGTAAACACGTAAATTGGAAAACACCATTTACAGGATATGATATAAAAGGTAGATATCCATGGCGTAAAGTTTTGAATGAGTTGTTGGATGGTAACATTGTAGGAGTTGCAAGTGGTAGGGCAGAGTTTGGCCCAAGAGCTCTTGGTAATCGTAGTTTGTTAGCAGACCCACGAGGTGATGAGATTAAAGATAAAGTAAACGAGATAAAACGTAGACAAAAGTTTCGACCCTTTGCACCATCGGTGTTAGAAGAGCACGCACACGAAATATTTGATATGCCAGTTCGTAAATCTCAGTTTATGCAATTTGTTGCACCTTGTAAGTATCCTGATAAATATCCTGCTATCTGTCATGTTGATAACACTTCACGAGTACAGACTGTAAGTAAAGATGATAATCCAGGTTACTATAAACTAATCAAGGAGTTTTATAAGAAGACAGGATGTCCAATGGTTTTGAACACGTCTTTAAACATAAAAGGTCAACCTATTGTAAACTCATATCAAGACGGCGTTGCTTTCACAAAGAGATATGGGGTAAAGGTACATTGAACTTTCAAGAGTTGTTAAAAAAACATAATGATGATAGGTGGTCTACGTGGAAAGACTATATCAGTATCTTACATGCTAAAAATGATGAAACTGCTTTTTACGATGAGTCATATTGGTTTGAAGATGATAATCCAGAAACAGGCCCATATGATTCATCATATCCAATAAATTCGTTATATAGACAAATAATTTTTCAATTACCAATACCTAAGAATGGGAAGATTGTTGTGTTGGGTGCTGGTAATGGAAAGACACTTGACCATTTGATTGAAAAGTTTGGAGAAGATAGAGTTATAGGATATGATTTATTTAATCCAACAAATCATCCAAACATAGAAATATTTGATTGTAATGATTTAGATAGAGTTGGTATCCATAATTTTGATATTGCGTTACTACATAATGATTTGGGTAGTTGGAAACGAACACCATTACTTAGAGAACGTGGTTATCTGTGGGCAAAAAGTAAAATGGTTTCTGGTGGGTGGATAGTATCTGATAGTAATCTAACTGATGATATTACTATAGATATAGAAAATTTATTTAAAGATTATAGTTGTGAGTATATTTCTAAATTACCACCTAAAAAGTATGGTGATGGTTTCACACAAGAAGCAAATAGTTCTAAATATATGGTTTGTCAAAGTCCAGTTGTTTATAAAGAAACACCTAAAGTGGTTGATAAGATTGACCTAAATTTTGGTTTTGATTACATGGGGCCTTACGGGCCGATTCCAAATGGTTTAGCACCAAGATACGTTAGTGAAATGATTAGACATGGTGGAGACCCAATGCCTTTTTTTCATGAACGTTGGAATGATTTGTATAACGGAGAGTGTGACCATTGTGGTGTAATTCATCAAGACCCAAGACCAACCACCCAAAGAACTGCATTTTTTGATATACCTTATATAGAAACTGGATATAATTTACACTTTGGTTCTTGTAGTGAATTTTTAAAACTACCCGACACCGAATCTAATCTAAGACATAGTGGTGATAAATCATTAAATGTTAATAGGCCAGATAGAGAAAAGTTTGTGTATGTTGTTGAACCTTATGGAACACCTCTTAATATTCTTGGTGTAATTAAAGATAGTCCACATCATCATGGGAGAACTTTTGTTGACTTCATGTCACCTGGTGTATTGGAACAGGTACAAAAAGGTAATTGTTTATTAGTAATAAGTTATATCCATGAGGGGTATGTTGAAAATAATTCTTATGGTGATGGTGATGGTCTGTTTGAATTCTTTGATGAGTTACATCACGTGATAGATAAAAATAAAATACCACCAAGTCAGATATTATTTTTAATTAGTAACCATAAATTAGAGGAAGCATATAACTCTTGGGCATTTGGTCATCCTGGTTATAGTCAAGGTTCATTACATAATTTTTCTTATCAAAAACCAATCAATGTTATGGCAACAAATTCAGAACTAAACATTACATCTCAGATGTTTAAAACTCTAAAAGATGGTTTGAGAATTACTAAAGAAAAAAATGAACTTGAACAACACGAGGGATATAAAAAGTCTGTTCTATTATTGAATGAAATTAGTAAGGATAAAAAAAGAAAGTATCACTTTATAACACATAATAGAAATCCAAGATTACACAAACACGTATTGATGTCCATGTTATTAAGAGATGATAATCTTGACAAAGGTATTGTGAGTCTTGGTGGGAAGTCTTTTCCAGCATGGAAAGAACCTATGGAAAGGTTGGTAAAAGATTCTAACAAACAAAAAGATTTAGAAAGGTATAAACAAAAGTTACTTGAGATATCACCTTTGGTGATTGAGGATAGTTTAAAAGATGCGTTAAGTGATTCACACGTTCACGCGTCATCCTTAAGTCCTCAAATGTTATTGAAGGATTCCTTTCAGAATGCATATTTTCAGATAGCTACTGAGTCTGTATATAGTAATAATGATACGATGTACCTAAGTGAAAAAGTATTCAAACCCATGATGTATGGATTACCATTTATTTATGTGGGAGCAAGACATTCTTTACAGATGCTAAAGGAGTTGGGATTTAGAACATTTGATAAGTTTATTGATGAGTCATATGATGATGTAAAAGATAATTATGATAGGTTAGAATCGATTGCTAAAGAGGTTGATAGATTATGTGGTTTATCACTCGAAGAGTTACATGATTTGTATCATGATAACTTCGATATCATAGAACACAATTATAATCATTTATTAAACTACGCTACAAATAACAATATGCACAAACAAATATTTGATAAAGTATATGGGATATTATATGAGTGAAAGACACGAAAAATTTATTAGACAAGGAAAACCAAAAGAAATGTTTTTTAACGAGTCTACAAGGTTTGACCTTTTGATTCCATATGTACCCTATACTTTTTTTACCGATTGTTATCAATTAGTTTGGAATCACGTATGGTATGATGGTCGATATAGAGAAGGAATTTTTAAACAACTTTTTAGAAAACTTCTTGACAAGTTTCCAAACGAATATTGGGTCTTTGATTTTAGTGGTGAACCTGGCCCTTTTTGGGGAAGTTTTAACTATTTGTCTGAGTGTTGTTTAGAGTTTGGAGTAGAGATGGATAAGGTGATAGTTTTACATAGTGATTATAATATGGAACAAAATTACAAAGATTGGAGAAAGGTTCGGAGTAACTCACCCTATTGGGTATCAGACCAACGAGAATTGATAGAACTACCAAGTCAAGGCACTCAAGATAGTCCAATTAAAAAATTTATGTATTGGAATAGGGCAATGATGATTTCAGCTGGAGCTTTAAAAGATAATTTTAATAAATTAAATTATGTTAACAGACAACCTAATTTATTCCACAAAGATTTTTTATGTATGTTAAGAAGACCACATAAACAAAGAAAGTTTTTGTTATCTCTTTTAAAATCAGAGGGCTTATATGATAAAGGATATGTTAGTCATATTTGGGATGGAGTGACGATAGAAGATAATTATGATTACCTTGATATCAAAGACGATGGTAAAAATCCAGCACCTTTTGATGATTGGGACTTAGATATCGCTTTTAATTATTATGTGAATAGTAGATTAAGTGTGGTTTCTGAAAGTAGTATAGATACCATACGTTCTGAAACTTTACAACAAACATCATTTTGGTCTGAGAAGATTTTTAAACCCATTACATTAGGACACCCGTTTATATCAGTATGTAACAAAGGTGGTTTAACATTTCTAAAGAGTTTAGGGTTTAAAGTTTTTGATAATATTTTTGATACATCATATGAAAGACATGGTGTTGAGTCTTGGGGAAATACTGTATCGTGTGTTGTAAACGAATTAAAAAGAATTATTGATATGAATTATTCCGCTAATGATTGGTATGATTTAGTCAAGGATGATGTTTGTCACAATCAACAAGTTTTGATGGAAAAACATGATGGTAAAGATATCATAAAACAAATGGATGAATTCTGTGTATAAGACACCTTTATTTAACGTATATTCAGGATGTAGTTTTAGTGAACACTTTTGTTGGCCATCATTCCTTGATTCTGATGAGACAATTGATGCTCACAATGAAGACCCTATATTTGTTAAAGAAGATGGGACGACTACTTCATATTATAAGTTTGATGAAATTTACGTGGATAAGTACTATCCAAATCGTTTTCGTGGGAAAAGTTACAATTTAGCAATGTCATCTGGTGGTAATGATTTGGTAACTTATAGAGTCATTGGACAAGTAAACAAGTTATTAAAAAAACATAAACCAGAAAACATTAGGGTTGGTATTATGTGGACAGGATGGGAAAGAAAGGCTGTGTATATTGATAAATCAAATATTTATTTCAATGAGGTTCAACCATCTAAAGAAGAAATTAAAAATATATACATCGACCCACCTTTTATAGATTTTACTTTAGCTCATAGTTATATGAATCCATCAGTTATAAATGAAGACCATCATGAATCAAGTGGTGATGTTAAAAGAACTCATTGGAAAAAATTAAAAGATGCAGGACATATGTATTTTTTAGTTGGTGGTGATGCGAGAGCAAGAGATTATATTGATAATGAAGCTACGTTCGAAAAATGGCCACAAATTTATTATGATAGAGTTCATCATCATTCTACTTCTTATTATGATTATTTAAAAAATATACTATTTGTACAAAATTATTTGGAATCAAAGAATATAAAATATTTTATGACGGTGTGGCAATGTAATGACATTTCTACCCATCCAAATTATAATGACAAAGGTGATTTTGCTCCTCATACCTATCCATTACAATTTGGAGTTCACAATGAAGAAATACCAGATATGAATAATTATCCAAGATATGTTGATTGTTTTCCATACTCACAGCATTTATATGATGAAATTAATTGGGATAAATTTGTATTTTGGGAAAACGACTTGGTTCCAAGAGCTGGACTTGGAGAGTTTACACGACTTCAAAATCTTGGATTTGGTGATGATAATTTTCATCCAAGTGAGAATGCAAATAATGAGTGGTCTAAATTTTTAAAAACTAAATTAAAAGGGTTTTGGGATGAGTAAATTAAAACTTGATAATGTTACACTTATTGTTATTGAGGGTAGAAACTCTCATATGGATATGACTTTGAAAGCAAAAAATATATGTAAATGGTATATTGATTTTGCAGATGTAAAAGTTTTAACACCACAATCACACTATGATGATAAAGATATATTCGTTGTTAACAGAGCTTTAGATACATTACAGAAATATAATTTATTTGCTATGGCGGAGTTATATGATTATGTGGATACGGATTTTTGTTTAGTTATAAATTGGGACTCTTGGGTTTGTAATCCAAAGGCATGGACAGACGAATTTTTAGAATATGATTACATTGGTGCTTGGTGGGACATAAGAGGTGATGAAGATTCTTGGGGTGGTTTAAAATCAGACTCAACATATGGAAAGGTAGGTAACGGTGGATTTAGTCTAAGAAGTAGAAGACTTTTAAAGTTTGTACAAGAGAATTTTAAATTTCGTAGAGTATTTGACTATGACGCAAAAAAACCTTACTATGACCATTTCAATCGTAAGATAGATGGTACACTCGGTTACGTTCCAGGTATTAGACCAGATGACCAAACCATGGCAAGACTAAATGGTTCATTTTTACATGACAATGGTTTTAAATTTGCACCAGTAGAATTAGCAGAAAAGTTTTCAGTTGAGGCTACTGATGCAACTTATAAAGATTTTTTGAATGGAGATAGAGAAGCACCTGGTATGTGGGAAGGACAATTTGGTTTTCATAATATATGGACTGATTTACGTCAATGGAAAGATTTAAAAAAGTGGGGGTATGAAACTACTTTACCTTTTCAAGATTTAGTAGATAGAGTTATGGATGGAGATGACACAATAATAGGAACACCAAGTAACCATGACTAAGATAGAAGACACAACTCTCATAGCCATAGAGGGTGTTAGTTATAATGTTGATAAGATTCTAAAGTCATTAGAAATAACATTAGACCAATGTGAGTTTGATGATGTAAAGTTATTAACACCATTTGATGTTGACCATGAATTTCATGAAAAGATAAGACCGATGCCTTCATCAACTGAGTATCAGTATTTTTGTTTAAATTATATGAACGATTATTTTGATACAGACTATATGTTGTTGATTCAGTCTGATAGTTGGGTTTGTAATGCAGAACAATATAGTCCTGAGTTTTTTAATCAGTATGATTATATGGGAGCTAGATGGGACTTCAAAGATGGTGATGGTAGTTTTGGTGGTTCAAAGAGAACAAATGGTAACGTAGGTAATGGTGGTTTTAGTTGGCGTTCTAAAAAACTGATGAATTTAGTTCAGTCATATTGTAAATATGAAATAGTTAATGGTGATTTAGTAACTGTTGCTCATAATAATAACGATGGGGTTTTTGAAAAAGTTTATGTAGATAAAGTAAGACCAGAAGACCATGTGATATGTAGAATGAATAGAGATTTTCTTGAATCACAAGGTTGTGTTTGGCCAAAATCATCGTGGGTAGAATGGAACTTTTCTTCGGAGTCACCACGACAAGGAGATTTAAAATATGAAAATCAATTTGGATTTCATGGAATCTATACAGATTTATCAAAATGGCCTGATAGAGAAAAATATCAAATACCAATAAAATTAAAAGATTGGGTAATATGAAAAAGACATTATTATATCATGTATTTCCTGTTAAAGGAAATGATGTTTGGATAAAAAATATAAATTGGTTAAAAGAATATTCTAATGATTTTAAGATATTTGATAGATTGATAATATCTGTTTGTATAGAAAAAAATACTGGAGATGATTATAAAAAACTTATCGGAAAACATTATGATTTAGGACAAAGGGATTTAGTTACACATACTGATGAAGATTATATAAAAAGTTTTTTTCCAAAAAAAGCCGATATACAATTTTACGAAAACGACCCTACCATCGGAGAGATATATACGTTTAGAGATATGTTAGAAAAGGTTTATAGTTTAGAAGATGAAATGACTTTTTATGCACACACAAAGGGTGTATCATATTTTGATACAATAAAACCAATATTGACTTGGACAGAATCAATGTATAAATTTAATTTAAAGTACGTTGATAAACTCGATACTATATTAAAAAACTATTCTACTGCTGGTTGTTTTAAAATTACTAATTTTGAACATTGGGATTTAAGAGATGATAATACTAAAGTAAATTGGCCAACAACTGCAGATAAACTAAAATATGTAGGATGGCATTATTCAGGAACTTTCTTTTGGGTTAACAATAAAAAATTATTTAGTAATAGTAAATGGAATGATGTTGATGGTTTATATAACGACCCACATCGACATGGAGTTGAAATGTATTTTGGTCATGTATTTAATGAAATATCTGGATTTGAAATACTAACATCTAATCAAAGACATTTGTATCAACAAGAGAATTGGGATTATATAAATAAAAATGAGAAAAAATTAATTAATCCATGGCTAACTTGATATATATTTATATACAGTCAAGTGGTGATAACTCGGGTAACCAATCCTGAAAGACCTAACCCACCACAATAAGACTATAAACTATGGGAGGCATTCAATACAGAATGTCTTACTTTATTTGGGAGGCATTTTTTTATGCGAGTATTGATAACAGGAATAACAGGTTTTGTAGGAAGTCACATGGCTGACTATCTATTAGATAATGTAGATGACGTGGAAGTATATGCACTCAAACGTTGGAGAAGTAACCACGAAAATATAGAACATCTAATAGGACATCCCAAAGTAAAATTATATGAATGTGATTTACTTGATAGAAGTAGTCTCAACATGGTAATTCGTGATTCTAAACCTGATGTTGTTTATCATTTTGCAGCTCAAAGTTTTCCAGAAACAAGTTTTCAATTACCTGTTCAGACACTAACTACTAATGTTATAGGAACTACCAACCTATTAGAAGAATTAAGATTAGCAAAAGATGATGGTATTTGTAATCCTTTGATTGTAAGTGTATCTTCATCAGAGGTTTATGGTAATCCAAAGAGAGAAGAATTACCGATGACCGAGTCTCAACCATTAAGAGCTGCTAATCCATATTCTATATCTAAGGTAGCACATGATTTTATTTCAGAATACTATCACACTGCTTATGATATGAAAGTTATCATAACAAGAATGTTTAGTCACGAGGGTTCACGTAGAGGTAAGATGTTTGCTCTATCGTGGTTTGCACACCAAGTTGTACAGAATGAAAAGGGTAACGGAGATGGTTATATCAGACATGGTAATTTAGATTCCGTTAGAACTTATAGTCATATTGATGACGCTGTACATGCATATTGGTTGGTAAAGAAAAAAGGTAGAGTTGGACAACGATATAATATAGGTGGAGACTACACCTGTACAGTTGGTGATGCACTAAATATGTTGATTAGTAAGTCTACCAAAAAGGGTTTAGAGCCTTTACTTGACCAAGATAGAGTTAGACCAACTGATATTACCTTACAAGTACCTGATACAAGTAAGTTTAGAAAAGAAACTGGATGGGAACCAACGAAAGGTTTAGAAGAAATATGTGATGACCTTTTAGATTATTGGAGAGAAAAGTTATGATTAAAGATTTAAAAGTATTTGAACCAGAAGCTTGGGAAGATTTTAGAGGAGATATTTATACCACTTGGGATAGTGAAGAATATCCAAAACTAAATTGGAGATTTGATAAATTTTCTCACTCAAGAAAAAATACAATACGAGGGTTACATGGAGATTTTGAAACATGGAAACTTATCAATTGTGTTTATGGTAAATTTTATTTGATAGTTGCAGACAATAGAGAAGATTCACCAACTTACAAAGATTGGGATTGGTTTGTACTATCAGCAGAAAATAGAAAACAAGTTTTGGTTCCACCAGGTTGTGGAAACGGGCATTTTGTTTTAAGTGATGATTGTACATTTCATTATAAGTTAGCATTTGATGGTGACTATAATGACATCGACAAGCAATTCGTAATTAAATGGGACGATGAGATGTGGGGATTTGAATGGCCACATAATAAACCCATATTATTTGGGAGGGACAGATGATAAGAGGACAAGAAAGTATACAGAGAGCAGACGATAAGTCTTTTTTAATAGACTTTGAAACTGAAATAAAAGAAATATATGAGGATGGTAAAATTACTGCACCAGTTCATTTGAGTGGTGGGAATGAAGACCAACTG